GGGATCGGCGGCGGCTGATTGCCGAATGCGCCCCCGGTCGCGGCAGAAGTCCGATTCGTGACCGGCAGAGGGTTGCCTTGCGCATCGACACCCGAAAATGGCAAGACGCTACCCTCACCGCCCGCCTTCGCCGCAGCAGATGCAGCGATAGCATCGTTCGCACCGGCCACCGGCACGATCTGCCAGCCATTTGGCCCCTGCACTGCCGTATAGCCCTCGGGAACTTGCGGCAGTTGCTGCATCGACCCTGTCGCGGGGTTGTACGCAAAGCCACCACCGCGAAACGCCTGCAGCGGCATGTTGTTCAGCTTGGCGACCTGTTGCTGAATCATTTGCTTGCCGAGCGTGCTGCTGGGATCAATGCCGGACGCGCGCAGCAGCTTCTGGAAATCGGTCGGCGAGTATTGGGCAAGCATGCTGTCGACGAGCTTATCCGGCGATAGCGCGAGCGCGAGCCCTGCCTGTTGAGTCGGAATGCTGCCGAACAGGCCGCCGGCTTGCGGTGCGGCAGCGGGCGCGGCCTGAGGTTGCGGCGCTGCGGGCACATCGGCCTGCGGCGCCTGAGCCGCGGCGCCAATGCCGGGAACCGGTGCCGAGGTCACGCCGGGTCCTGATGCATCCGGGCCGGACGCCATGCCGCCCGCGTCGAGCACCGGAATGCCAGTGCCACGCGTCTGCGGCGCGCTCGCCTGCGCCGGTGCTCCCTGCGGCCCCGAAAATGCGCCCTGCAGAATGCTGTTCAGCAGGCCGCTCTTGTTCGCCTGATACTGCAGGTTCTGCAACTGCAGCGCCTTCGACATGCGATCGTACTGGTGATCGATCGCCCCCTGATACCCGCCGACCGTACCTTGAAGCCCCTGCGCGAGCACACTACCGAAACCAACCGGCATCCGACTCGGGCCGCTGGCCGCCATCATGTTCGTGCCGGCGGACAGCAGGCCGAGCGTCGTCGGATCGTTCATCAAACCGTCTAGAAGTCCCATGTGCGCTCCTTAACCGTAATTGGAGGGGTCGTCGAAGCCGGAATAGGCCGACTGGTAAGACGGATTGAAGCCCGATGAGTTGGACGAGCCAGTCGCATTCTTGTAGGCGTTATAAAGCCCGAGGCCCGCCGTCGCGCCCCCGACCGCATTACCAACCGGATTTGTGAAATACGGTGTGGTCTGCGAAACGGAGCCACCCAGCCCGGTGAATGGTGAAAGCATGTTCGTGACCTGCTGCTGTTGCCAAAACGGATAGGCGTTCTGTGTCGAGCCGTAGTTATAGATCTGGCCGGTCAAGCTGCCGATCTGGCTCATTGCACCGAGCGCGTTCGAACTGTTGAGCGCGTTCGTCGAGAGGTTCGATTGCTGATTGGACTGCGCCGCCTGCTGCGTCAATTGCGCATTCGTGAGCCCGGCTTGTTGCTGGAAGCCGGCATTCGTCGCGTTCGCCTGCTGCTGGTTTTGCAGGTTGGCGAGATTCATACCCTGCTGCAGGCTGGCATTCTGCGACGCCACGCCATACTGTTGATTCGACAGGTTGTTGAGCGCAGACAGAGCATTCGACTGACCCTGCATGTAGGTGTTGGCCTGAGCATTCGCGGCGGCATCCTGATTGTTCATGCCCATCTGCGCGCCTGCCTGCGCGAGCGCGGTGCCGTACTGACCGATGGCGTTGCCTTGCGCGATGCCCTGCCGCGAGCCGCCATAACCACCGGCGGCCACCGCCCCCGAATTGATCCCCGGCAACACGTTCTGCGTCAGGTTGCGCGTCGCGTTGGTCATCGAGTTGTTGTAGGCGTCGTTCGCCTGATCGATACCCTGCTGAATCTGACCCCTCAGATACGGGTTGTTGCCGGACGCGCCGCTCAGCATGTTCTGATACGTCGGAGCCAGGTTGATACCGTTCTGGTTCGGCGCATTGATTTGCGCGGCGTTGCCCTGTGCCGCATTCATTCCGGCCGCCTGCATCGATGCCGCGTTCATCGTCGGCGTCTGCTGGCTCCAGCCGAGCATGCCGTTCGCGGTGTTCAGCGAGTGGCCGAGAAGGCCAAGGGGTGCGCCAGAGCCGAGATATGAATTCGCGTCGTTGCCGAACTGCGCGAGGCCCGCGTTCTGCGGGGTCCACTGCATGTTGTAAGTGCTATTTGCGAGGCCCGGATGCTGAGCCCCGGTGCTGTCCGTGAACCCGTACAGCATTCCGTGCATGGCCGGGTCGAGGCTCATCGTCTGCGTGCTCGTCGTCGAGCCTCCTCCGTCGCCCCCCGAGAGGCTCCCAGCCGCCCCGATCACCGCTGCACCCGCGCCTATCCAAGCTGCTGGCATATCAAGCCCCTTTTTGAATCAATACTTCGTCGATATTCTCTCGATCAGTTTCCGAGGTCCCATGCACGCAAAACCAGATAATGTCCGTGAGCGCAGTAATTTTGTGTTCAATTCCGGCTGGGATAGTGATTACGTCTCCAGTCTCGTATTCGCGCACTTGCCCGCCAATCTCTGAGCGCACACGGCCTTGGCACAAAATGCTGTAATGCTCGTAGTTATGCCGATGCGAACCGATTACGTGGCCTTCCTTGGCTTGCATCCGGCGCATATACACAGGGTTTCCCTCTGTCGGGAAAAAGTGCATCACGCCCAATATGGAATCCAGATCAATAGCAGTCACCGCTTGTACCTCCGTTCGTAATCGTGAACTCTCAGACAGACGCACATCACGATATAGTCTTGGTCGCTCGTATTGATCACAGAATGATTCTCGGTATTCACGAACCGGTGCACATCACCCGGTCGGTCTTCAATCCGTTCGCCCTCGTACACGAAAGCGGCGCCAGGTGCTGACTGGATGCAGATATTGAACTTGTCGTAATACTCGACGTGCCAGCCGAAGTCTTTATGCGGGTAGATTTGGTGGCCTGGCTTTACGCGCCAGATAAAGATTCCACCGATCCGCTCAGCTTCTACTCGGCGTGCCAAGTCGAACACGAGCGGCCGTAGTGCGGGCAAAGCATATGCAGCCGGATACCATACGGGATCGTGTTCATTATTGAACGTCGACCAATCGCCAGACTTCAACCATTCTGTCTTGTCGTTATATCGGACCCAAATGTCGTCGCTGTCATGGTGAGGCCCATTCGGCCCGAGCCGTTCCATATCGACATTCCACAACTCAGGGTGTTGATGCAGCTGCAGAGCTAACGGCGTGACGTCGACGCCTTGCGCAATTTTGATGAAATTCTTCACGTTGAAAGTCCTTATGCGATCTTGGTCCAGCTACCGGACCGATATTGATAGAGCGCAGCCGCAGTCGACGGCGCGGTAACGTTCGCTGCGAAATAAACGGTGTCACCCTCACGCGGTTTTTTTGGCAGCACGGCCTGCTGCTCATAGCGAACAGCGGGCGACTGGCCGGCGAGCGCGAGCGCGATCTTCTGGAACTCGGATTGCAGATAGTTCGGGATCTGCTTCGGATCGGACGGCGGCTGAGCGGGGATATAGGCCATCAGTAGAGCCCCATCATTTGCGCGTTGACGGTGAACTGCTTCACGCGCCACGTGCAGATAGCAGTGGTTTCGAACTTCACGCCCACATAGCGCGCGCACGGCGCGGATATGGTGTCGACCTTCAGCGATGTGCCAACCGTGAACGGGAATGGCCCGGTCCAGGTGATCGGCGCCTCGGCATCCGTCTGGCCGCCGACATAGACGTTCACCACGGTCCCGGCCGGCGCGTCGATGATCGGCCGCACTTCCGTGATCAGCTTCAGACGCTCGGGCGCGTCAAACGTGATCCCGGTCTTTTCACAGTTGGCCGTCATCGCGGCCGCGCCGAACGTTTCGCCGACGTCGGCCAGATAGATCAGGTTGTCATTGGCCGATGCCAGCACGAGGCGCGGTGTTGCCTGGGTGTATTCGTTTTGCCCCCATGCCTTCGTTTCGAGATTCCATGGCGTGGTTTGAACCTGCCACGAGTTGCCCTGCGCGTAGACGATCACGCCTGAATTCGCGTGTGAGACGTTCGGCAGATCGCGCGTGCCCCACGTGTTGGATTTCCAGTTCCAGACCATCGCCATGTTCGGCCACGTCGCGCCGATCTTCGGCACGCAGAACCAGATTTCGTTGCGGCGCAGGTTGGCGACCGCGAACGAGTTGCCGTAGTTGGTCGAGTCGATCGAGTTGAACAGGTACTTGCGAATGCGCGCGTCGGCGATCGACGTCACATTGCCCGCGATGTCCACCACGACGATGTCGCCCTGCGTAAGCACCGCGTGGCCGCCGGGGAACTCGACTGCGCAGTTCTGCGCGAGCGCGCCGGCCTGCTTCGAGAGAGGTGCGAAGTTGAAAATGTACGGCTGACCCGAGTACTGCGCGAGCCACGTCGAGCCCTCTTTGTAGACGACGAAGTTCTGACCCAGCGACAGGCCGTCGACGATCACATCAGGCGTGTCAGCGAGATCGACCTGACCGGCGTCATGCGTCGCATCGGTAACGTCCCACGTGGCCGGCAGCGTGCCCGGATCGGCTTCGGTCGACCACTTGACCATGGTCGGAAAGTTGGACGGACCATTCGAGACGTTCAGCGCCATCAGGAAGTTGCGGAACGGGCGCAGCACCTTGCACGTGTAGCCAGCCGGCCACCCGGTGAGGTTCGCCATCTTCACCGCCGGATCGCCGCCCCAGAACTGCGGCACGTCCACGCCGTTATTCAGGAACAGGACGCCAGTCAGGACGCCGCCATTCCATTTGTTGGCTGCCGTGCCGGTATAGAGCACATCGGCGCCCGAAGTCTGCCGCGTGATGTCCGTGTGCGTCGTGTTCTGGACCGCGTAGACCTTCTGGAGGCCGCAGTAGACCCAATAGCGGCCCGCCACACCGTTCGTCGGGAACACGGCATAGGGCGGGACCTGCGGCGCACCGTAGATCGCTGCATGTCCCTGCATCTTCTCCGCATAGCCATCGCGGAAACGCAGATTGCGGCCGGCGGTCCATTCGCTCGGCTGCGTGTCGGGCGCGAATACATCGCGGTTCAGGCCCGCCGAGCCCATTTCCTTGAAAGGCGCGAGCGGCATCAGCGTTCCTCGACCGGCGAGTAAGCGCGCGTCTTTTCGGACTGGAACGCGCCTTCGCAATGGTTGGGCGTGAAAAAGAAAAGGCCGTCAACGACGGCCCTTAGCACTTTCCACGGTTGTCTCTGTCGCAATCGCCAGCAGCGCGCCGAGAATGTCTCATCGGCCCAGGCATCGCGCGAGAACGGCGTGCTGCACACGTTCATCAACTGGTCGAGCGCGATCAGCAGCTGGAAGATCCATTGCTTCATCTGGGCCTCAGGCGGTGATGGTCGACGCGGCGATGAACAGGCTGTCGATCTGGGCATCGGTGAGGCCAAGCGCTGCCCCGAGCGTTGCGACAGTCGCGCTGGTGCGGTCGAAGGTCTGCGCGTTGTCCCAGAAAATTGGCACGAGCGGATTCGTCGAGGCGTTTGCAGCGTCTTGCGCTTGCGTGAGCAGTCCCGCATTCGAGAGCGCGGCGAGAGCTTGGGCGCGGCTGACAGACGCCGGAACTACGGGCGGTAGCGGCGGCGGCTTCGTGAATACCGAGCCGTCCCACAGATCGCCAATGTCAGCGCCGGTCGCGTCAACAAGGCCCGGAAAAACGCCGAGATTATCGGCTTCGATGATGTTGGCGACCACGCCGTTTTCAATGATTGCTGCGCGCATGTCGTCTCCTTACCACCAGTAGACGCGGACTTCGCCGCGGCCACCAGAGCCACCGGTTCCTCCGACAGTTGTTCCTTGCCCTGCGCCGCCCCCGCCACATCCGGGAATGCCGCCCGCTCCGCCGTTTCCGCCTGCGGTAGTGTTGCCATACCCTCCACCCCCGCCGCCTTGGGCTCCCACGCCCAAAGCGTTCGCGTTTGCACCATTTGCCCCCGGATTACCGGCCGCTGCGGCTGTTCCGCCTGAAGCGCCTCCGCCAGATGTATAGGCGCCATTTACACCACCGGCCATTCCTGCGGGCGTCGATGCGTAGCCGCCGCAGCCACCAGCTGCGCCGCCGAATAACGATGACCCCCCAGGGAAGGCGGTACCAGTATTGGCTCCTCCTGCGCCGCCCCATTCGGCATTACCTTGGGCGCCGTTTTGATTAAATCCAGCGCCGGCACCGCCCAATACATTGGTATTCGCCGCATTGGTTGACCCTCCTGCAGCCACATAACACGGCCCACCACCTGCTCCGCCTGATCCGGCAGATGCAATTCCGCCTCCGCCTCCTCCGACGCCATTCCCGTTCGGGCCGCCCGCTCCGCCATAGACGGTGATGAAGCCTCCGAAAGAAGTGTTACCGCCGCTGGTGCCTGGGTTTCCGCCGGGCAGACCACCGGTGCCCCCCGCGCCAACGACTACCGGTATGGGAGAGCCAACCAAAGAGGCATGAATGATTTTTTGCCATCGAGCCCCGCCCCCACCCCCTCCGGCACCTGCGGTTGACGTCGATGTGCCGCCACCGCCGCCACCGCCCGCAATTAAGTCAACGAAATAAACCGACGCTCCCGGCTGCGGATTAAACGGCCCGCTCGACGTGAAAATCTGCGACTTCGCATTGGGCGGGACGATGCCATCAGGAAACCCAAACAGGCCCGGATTCATCAGAAGTCCCCGCCGAAAGCCGTGACATTGATGCCGCTCGACGTCTGTGTGTCGTTGACCGAGGCGCGCAAAGACCAGCCGGCCGGGAGAATGAGCGGCATGCGCTGCGGTTGAAGCGACAAGGACAGGTCTGCGGAGAAGACCTGCACGGTGTTCGAGGTCGTGAGCGCTTCGCTGGCAACGGTCTGGGACGCCGACACTGTATAGGTGCCAGTTCCTCCAGTGCCGGTTCCGAGGGCTGTGATGGTCGTACCGGCCGTCACACCGGTGCCATTCACCGTCTGGCCCACCTGGATCGACCCCGAGGTCATGGCAGAGACGGTGAGTGTTGATCCACTGATCGATCCGGTAAAGCTCGCGCTGCCCAGCGGCGTGACCGTCGACACTGCAATCTCCTGCCACAGAGCGTAGGTCGGAGTGGCGGGCGTGCTGGCGAAACTACCGGCCGTGGTGGCATTCGCGGTAGGCGTCGATCCCATCGTGTAGGTGAACGTGGTGGCGCCGGTCACCGTAATGGCCGTGTTCGTGACGTTGTAGGCGCTTGGTGCGGCGCCTTGGACCGTCACAAGATTGCCGGTCGACAGGCCGTGCGCGACAGCCGTCGTTACGGTTGCGGTCGTGCCAGAAAACGTGATGCTGCTGATTGCCGGCCCCACTGCTCCCGGGACCAGAAAAAGGCGAAGCATGGACGCGAGCGTGGCACCAATCCCTGCCATGTTGATGCGGTCGATCCGCGAGCCATTCACGCCGGCAGTAAAGACGGGAACCACGTTTGTCGGCGCAGTGCGCGACGTATCGCCAGTCGTAACAGTGCCGGTCCCGACCTTGGGGGCTGTCGCATATTGTGCTTGGGTGGTCATTTAGACGACTCCTTGAGCCATGAGAAGGAAATCCGGATTCGCGGGAGGTGCCCATGCGACGTTTCCCGCGTTATTAGTCAGGACCTGGCCATTAAGACCCGATGTGTTCACAGCCCACGATGCTGCAGATCCATTGGTCACCAGCGCGCCTCCTGCGTTGCCGCCCTGCGCAGGCAACGCAGCCTGGAACGCTTTCTGGTTCACATAGGCGGTCGACGCGGCGTTCGTCGAGTTGTCGCTGACTGGCTGCGTGACCACGCGAAACGTCGCGCCGGTGGTTGATGCGCCCTGCACGGCGTTGACGTCTGCCTGCGTGACGGTCACGGCGCCGGTGATGCCCGCGAAGGTGTTCTTCAGCGTCGCCTTGATGAGCTGCAAATGCTGCGCGCCGTATGCTTCATTGTCGGTCGGATCTGGATTCGTCGGAACCAGATCGCTGATATAGGTGCCTGTTTCGAGTGGCATGTCTTAACCCCTCCTGTCGGTGCGCATGACTAGCGTCGTGCCCGAGCACCAGTCAATCTTGTTGATCTGGTCGACGGCTTCACGGTAGAGCGTCTGGAACGTCCCTAGCCTGTCGTCGCTTGCCAGCCACGGCTGAGCCGAGACCAGCGCGCCCCAGAGGTAAGCGTTCGGATAGCTCGTGATAAGCCAGTTCGTCGGATTGCTCGCCGACAGCGGCGGAATGCGCTGCCGGTATGTCGTCTCGATCGCATAGGCAGCGTCAGGCGTCGGCGTGAACTGGATGTTTGCGCCAATGACCGTGAAAAGCCGCGGCATCCCGGTTACCTGCGAGCCGTATTCGATGTCGAACTGATCGGGCGAGACATATTCGAGCGGCGCATAGCCGGGAATCGCCATCCGGCGCAGTTCGATCATGTCGGTAGGCAGCGGCACATACGACGCGTTGGGCACCGTATTGATCGTCGTGATGCTGTCCATCATTCGCGCTTCGAGATCGCCGTTCATCTTCATCTCGGCGAGCATGATGAAGTCCGGAATCTGCGCGGTGAGGTCCGAGCGGTGCAGCCAGCTCGCGAGCGACGCCTGAAGGCTCGGGTAGTCGACGATGCTCATACCTTGCCACCCCACACGCGGAACGCTGCCAGCGCGGGATCAGCCAGCATCGCGCGCAAATGCTCTTCGGCCTGCATGAACTCGTCGAAGCCGATGCCCTTCTCGTTGCAGTAGCGCTCGACGATCACCATTGGAAACCGCGCGGCGTGGCGCATTTCACTTGAGCCGTGAATGCCCTCGTTGTGCAGCGCCTTGGCGTGCTCGACGATGGGCGTGCAGTCCTGAATGCGCTCAATGGCCGTCGTGTCCGTCTCGGGCACGTAGTGCAGGCGCGTGCTCAGCATGTCAGCTTTCCTCGCAGGCGCTGATCTGCACCGTGCCGGCCGCCGATACCTGGATCGCTGCGATTGTGGTTGCGCCGGCCACGGCCAGCTTGATCGAGTCGCCCGGCTGCACCATCACGTCGCCCGCGACTGCAGCGATACCGGCCGGGCCCACCTTCACGTAGGCCGCTGCGGTCGAGGCAATGCGAACCCATTTCGCGGGCGTGCCGTTGACGGTCACCGGGAGCGTTGTATTGACCGATGCAGCACCCGTCGTGAGTGTCTTGCCGGTCGCGAAGATCTGCGTATGCATTCGATGCCCCAATAAAAAAGGGGTGCCCCGAAGGACACCCCAAGTACCGCGTGGAGACTCTGTTGGTTACAGAACGTCGCGGATTGCGCCGCCGCTTTTCTCTTGGCCGGCCTCAAGCGTGTACTCGGTGATCAGCATCCGCTTTTCGGAGTCGCCGGTCTTCGACAGCGGTACGGTTTTCATCGGGCGAAGGAAGGACGTCTTCCACCGGGCCATCTCCAGCACGAACACGGTGCGCGCGCGCTGGAAGCGATTCGGGAGCGCCTTGAGCGTGCCGAAGTCCGACACGTAGACGTCGATCGCGGCCGTCAGCTGCTTGTCCTCGCCCTTGTCAAAGCGGGTCGACGAGCCGGTGAAGGTCGAGAATGTCTGCTTCTGCGTGCCGCCCAGCATGATCGTGCCGGGATTGCCACCCTGCGCCCACGAGAGCTGGATGATGTTCTTCAGCATCGCCTCGGTGAACGCGCGCGCGGTGCCATCGGTGGCGGCCGTGTTCGTGCCGTAGTTCGGAGCCGCACCGCCCGCCCCCAGGTCGTTGTTCGTCGCCACCCAGCCTTCGAGGCCGCGCAACTGGCGAGCCACGCTGGACGACCCGGTCACGGTCGTGGCGTTCTGCGTGAGCGCCGTTTCCATGTCCCGCTTGAGCTCCAGACCCTTGAGGCTGATCTGGTAGGCGAGCTCGTCCTTGCGGCCTGCCGGGTCCATGCCGTCGCTCTGCGTGCCCGATACGATCACGGTTTTGCGCGAGATCTGCGTGCGGTTGTTGATGCGCACAGACGGCGTTGCGGGATCTGCCGTTGCATCGTCACCTTCGACCTGTGCGTTGTTGGCTGCGGCCGCGAGATCCTGCGTTTGCCATTCGTGCAAGGTCGACTTCGCCTTGTTCTTGCCGATACCGTTCATGAACGGCGTGTCGGTCGGCGCAATGCGATAGATGACGTCGGTCAGATCTTCGCGGTTGCCAACGGCCTGGTACGTCTGGAGGGTATTAGTCGGGGCTGTCATTTGCGTTTAATCCAAGAAATTGAGGATGGCTGCGGCGCCGGATTCCACGGTTCCGTTCTGGGCGTGGTTTCGCATGGCCTGCGTGCGGCCGTCGCCCGGTCGGACGCCATTGCCTGGCTTCTCGACACGCGGCGGCAACTTCTCGACACGCTGGTTCACTTGCGCCTGCTGGGTTTTCATCTGGTCGTACAGCATCGCCTTGTGAGAAAGCACCACCAGGCGGTGGTCATAAAGCCGGCTCATTTCATCGGCCGTGAAGCCTGATTTCTCCAGGTATCCACTGACCGCGTCTGCGCCCGCCTTCTCTTTGGCCGGGTCCTTCCATTCAGGAATCGCATCGAGCAACTTCGATCGCTCATCGACAGCACGCACCTTCAGTTGCTGCGCCTGCTCGAATTGCTCGCGTCGCGTGAGTTCGGCTTGCGCCGCCTGCGCTTGCTGCAATTCGGCCACACGCGCCTGATAGGCGTAGTTCTGCCGCATGTACTCCTGGGGGTCACTGTTGATGAGCTGCGGGTCGGGTGCGCCGACCTGCAACAGGTGCTGCAACTGCGGGATAAAAACGTCGAGCGCCTGCTTGAGTTGCTGGCGCTCCTGTCGCGCGGCGGCCAGTTCCGGCTCTGCCTGCTTGCGCAGATTCGCGGCTTCTTCGAACTTCTGTGCGGCGGCGTCTGCCTTCTGCGCGGCAACAATGAGTTCTGCCTCGGTGTATTCGCGGTCCTCGCCATTCACCTTGAGCTTGAATTTCTTCTCGGCGGCTTCCTGCGCGGCGGCTTGCTCGGCTTTCTCTGCCTCAGTCGGCTCCTGCGCATCGTCACTGGCTTCGGGCGCTTCTTCGCTCTTGCCATTGCCGACTATCTCGGACAGCAGGCTCATGACGTCGTTATCGTTCTCCGGTGCATCGGCGTCGGCCTGCGCTGCGCCACCGCCTTCGCCCTCGACGGCGAACATCATCATCGAACGGAACAGGCTCTTAAGCAGCTTCGAGATATTCACGGTGCAACTCCTTTTTCGCGCCCTTGCGGGTAGCGGCTAGCAATGAAAAAAGCCCGCTGGATCGCTCCGAGCGGGCTTCGTTGTGGATTCGGTACATCAGAGGTCGTGCGTCTCGCCGTCGTGCCACTGAACGGCCTGCGGGCCGGCTTCGATCGGCGCGTTGCCATAGGTGCCGTACCAGAGGTCTCCGTCCGGCTGTGGGTGCCATACGCGCACGATGCGACGATGCTTGTGCTGATCGTTCTCGATGGCAGTCAGGCGACCCGCGAACGCAGACCAGCTTTCATGCGCTCCATCAGACTGCGCTGCTCCGTCGCCATCCGGCCCGTCTCCAGCACCGTCGACAGGTGCGCCTTGACCGTCTCCAACTGCTTGAGATACGTCCAGATCTTCTCCCGGCCCTCCGAGTCCCGCGCCGGGCTGCTCTCCCACTGCGCCAGATAGGTCTCGCGAATCGTCGAGAAGGCTTCCTGCATCAGCGGATGCTCCAGCAGATCCCGCGCCTGTTGCCCGCGGTCCATTTCCTGCAGCAGCTTTTGTTCTGGATCGATCATTTTGGGTCCTCGCCATGGTTACTCCTGGGTGCTGGCCTGATTGGCCGCGGCAATTTGCGCGTTCTGCAGTGTGGTCGCGGCGCTCGCCTCGGCTACCTCAACGCGGCTCGCGGCGCCGATCTGGGCGATCTGAACGGCAACGCTGCTCCGAATGGCTTCCATCTGGGCATCGAATGCCATCTGCAGGCGCTGGTTCTGCTGCTCCATGTGCGCATTGAGCAGCTCGCGCTGCGCCTCAAGCTGGTTCTGCTGCTCCGCCTGCTCCGCCTGCGCGCGCTGCTCCAATAGAGCGGTCTGCTGAGCCAGATGAGCTTTCAGCACCTCTAGCTGCTGTTCGCCCTGCGCCTTCTCGGTCTCAAACTTCTGGCGCTGCGATTCAAGCTGCGCATCGGCCTGCCCCTTCGCATGGATCTTCTGCAGTTCAATCGGCGGTTGCGGCGGCTTGGGCGGTTGCTTCGACGGGTCGGTAAAGAAGTCGTCGGCGTTCTTCATACCGACAGCAGGCGGGAGCTTCTTCAGCAGGTTGTAGACGTTCTCGGGAGTCGCGACGCCCATGGTGAGCGCTTCCTTCTGCGCCGCGGCAACCGTCATGATGTGCTGCACGATCTGCGTCTTGTCGCCAGTGCCAAGGCCGACGTTCACGACCATGTCGTATTCGTTCTTCCACGCGCGCGGATCGACATTGACCCAGCCGCCGGTGAGCCTGATCGTCATCGCCTTGTCCTGATACTGCGCGAGCAGCTTCTGGATCATGCGGAACAGGTCTTTCATGCCGCCTTCGGCGATCACGCGCGCGATGAGCTTGATGCGCATGTCCGAGCGGTTCGTCATGCGCGCATTGCCGCTCGACGTCGTGTTCAGGATGTCAGCGTCCGAGCCCTGCGTGAGCTTCATCACGCCGGTGCGTTCCTGCTTGGCCGTGTCGTTGTATTCGAGCGCCTGGTATGCGCCCGCGAGGTCGGCCATGCCCTGCTGCAGCGGGCCGACAGCGCCCTGCTGCTTGATGCGCACGATCTGGCCGGGCCGCGTCGTCAGAAGGTCGTCGAGATTCACCTGACCTTCGACCGCGAACGTGCGGCCGTTCACCTGAAGGTGGATGTTGTCGAGAATCGAGCGCCAGAGATCCGTGCCGATGCGCTGTGACTGCATGGCGAGGTCAGCCAGCGACAGACCGAAGAAGCGATGCGGCAGGCGGATGGCGTTGTTGCTGATGAACGGCGGCCCGTCGCATTCCTCGTTGCGCAGCGTCTTGTTGCCGGCGCGCGTGACCTTGCGCCACTCGGCAATGCCGTCGCCGTCGTAGTCGACCTGCAGATAGCATTCGCTGATCCACACGACGCGCGCCGACGGGTCGAGACTGTCGGCGCCATCTGAGCCGGTCCACGCATAATCGTCGTCAAACGACATGCGCTCGATGCGCTCGGCGTTCAGATCACCGTCGCTATCCGATGACAGATCGTCGACGTTCTCGTAACCGTCGGCGCGCAGCTCGGACAGCGTCTTTTGCTTGCGGTGGCCACAGAAAGGCGCGGTCGGGATCGTCTTGGCGCGGCGCGAGATGAAGAATTCCTCGGGCGGCACATTCTCGATGCACACCTTGCCATTCTTGCGCGTGCGCTTGAGTGTTACGGCGTGCAGCTGCGGCATCTGTGACGGGTCGGGCGGCTGCGGCTGCTGCGGGGGTTGGGGCTGAGGTTGCGACGGCTGGCCGGGCTGTTGCGGCGGCATGCTGGCCTGATGCTGTTGCATCTGCATCTGAAACTGATGCATGGCGTGCTGCCACATCTGCATCGCCTGCTCGTACTGAACGTGCGCGGCCTGCAGCGCGTCGGCGTCCGGATAGACGCTGTGCTCCACCGGCTCAACTTCCGGATCCTGCAGCAGCATCGCCAACTGCGCGTCGGTCAGATTCTCGTATTCCTCGCGCGTCTCGTCGGTCTTGTTTTCCCACCAGACCTTGAGGATGCCGTTCTTCTGCAGGAGCGCATCCTTGATCCAGTCGTGCAGGATGGCCCAGCCGGGATTCTGCTGATAGAGGACGTAGTTGCATACCTCAGTGGTCTGCTGCGCTCCCGCGACGTCCTCGGGCCGGCGCTCCTGGAACTCCACGACGTCATCGCCCGCGGTGAAGATTTCCATCAGCGCCGGGAGCGTCCATTCGACCGCGTCGGACACGTCAGTCGAGACAACGGCGGAGCGGTCAGGAACGGGCGGGGGCGCGAGATCTTCGACGGCCTCGCCGAGGTAGTAGTACTCGGCTTTGCGGCGCATTTCGGACAGCCGGCCGCCCATGTAGGCGATCGACTGACGCAACTCGGCATCGACGATCGTGCCCAGTTCCTCTTCGGTCATGCGTGTGCGGTCGGCCATTAGGCGTAGTTCATCCGTGGGTAGTTGAGTTCGCCGCCCCATTCCTCATTGCTCATGCTCTCGGCATTCACAGCGATGTAGCGGCCGTTGTCGGCGCCGTGCGAGAACTCGTCATGCAGGGGCGCGCCGGCTTCGTTGGTCGTCTGGTTGATCGCGCGGCGATAACGCTTGAAGCACTCGACCAGGCGGCCGGCTTTGTTCTTGTCAAAGTAGAGGCGCGGGAACGTCATGCGCGTCAGGCGAATGCCATCCTCGACGGACATATTCGGCGTGATTCTGACGCTCCACCCGAACGCCTCCATGATTTCCTGCGCGCTCTTGCCCGTCTTGAAGTCGCGGTTGCGGCCGTCGTGCGGCAGGAACAGCTTTCCCCAGTTGTAGCTTTTCGCGCGGAGATCGGACGAATACTGATCGAGCGTGCGGTGCGAGTCCTCGATGTACTCGATCACGCGAATCTCTGACGCACTGCGCTGCACGAGCGAGATCGCCATCGCATCGTTCCAGCCAAGGTCGAACACGACATGAACCTTCAGCATCGGGTCGTACGGCACGTTGCAGACGCGGCCCTCGGCCTGCGCCGCGGCGATCTGCTCGTAGTAAATCGCGCCCGCGACGGCCGGCTTGCACTTGCCGCCCCAGATGTTCTTGTAGCCTTCCGGATCGGTCTGCAGGCAGTGCTGGCGCTCGGCTTCGAGTTCCTCGTTGAACCACGGATTGTCGTTGTAATTGACCTCGGCCACGATCGAGCGCGGCGGCGGATTCATGACAAAGCGCTGATACGTCTCGTCGCTTTCGAGTTCCGGGTTGAACGTGATCCAGATCTGCGAGCCGCTCTTGCGAATGGTCGGAAGGAGCACTTCCCACGAACGCTTCGTGACCGACTGCGCCTCCTCGATCCACGCGCGGTCGATGCCCTCATATGACTTGATCGATTCGACCGAGTGATCGGCGAGGCCGGCAAAGAGGAACTCCGTACCGTTGCGCCCGCGAATAGACGCGTCGAGCACCTCGTAGAACTGACCAAGGCCCATCGCCTGAATCTGGTCCTTCAGGAGCTTGTGGACCGAATCCTTGATCGACTTCTGCACTTCGCGGAAGCAGCCGATGCGCATGGGCGCCTGCACGCCTTCGAGCAGCAGTGCGCGAGCGAATGACCAGCTTTTGGCGCTGCCCCGGCCGCCGTAGGCGACCTTGTACCGCGCCTCGTCGAACAGGAACGAGAGCTTTTCGGGGAACTGGATGCTCACGCCTGATCCTTCGGCTTCGGGTCCTTCGGCTTGACGAATTCGACCGTGAGGTTCAGGTCGATGGGCTTTCCGTCGATCCCGCCGATGGCATGGTCGACGCGATCGCGCCAGCCAAGCCGGTTCTTCAGCCAGAAGATCTGGATCGTCGCGTTGCCCGCGAGGCCGCTGCGGTATGCTGCGCCGATCATCTTCGCATCCGCATGCGCCTTGCCGTGATTCATCGCCTCGGCGAAGTCCGGATGCGCCTTCTTCCAGTCCATCACCGTGCGCAGGCCGACGCCAAGGAAACCGGCTATCTCAGGGTCCGTCGCGCCGAGCAGGCAATAGTTCATCGCCAGCTCAGCGAACTCAGCCTTGTACTTCGTCGGGCGTCCGGCCATGTCGAAAGGTGAGCCGTTACAGGACCGACTTGATAGCGGCGACCAGCTTGCCGATCTCCCAGCCCATGCGACTGAGCATCGAATCCCCCGAGCCTTCGAGCGTGAACGCCAACGAGTGGATCCGGTCAGCGAACGAATGAGCGGGATGAACGATTGCGGGTTGGGCCGCCCCTGTGCCTGCGTCGAGCGGTGCAATCTGGACAGACGATGCAATGTCGCTTGCGGGTCCGCTTGCCGCAGGCGATGCATCGGCGTTTGGGACGAGCGGCGTCCCATCAGCAGGCAATTCCGCCGCCGTAGACGCGCCAGCAGGCGGCAACATGTCGTTTCCCGCTTCAGCCCCCGAGGAAGTCGAGAGCGCCGGTTGCGAGACAGCACCAGATGCCGACTCCCCCGCTTGCGCCACCTCAGCGCTGGCCGTCGCTGCGGCATCGGCGGCAGAGGTCAGTGCCGGCGACTGCACGTCCTGCGAGGCACCACCAGCAGCGTTTCCCGAAGTGGCCGTCTGAACGGGCTCTGTGCTGCTCGGGGCTGCATCATCCGGTAGCGGCGCGGCGCCGGCCTCACCATCGACAGCGAACATGGGCAGACAGGCACTGAGGCAGGCGATCAGCAGGGACTTGCGCATTTCGGGCTCTCCAAATGGAAAAAGCCCGCCAGGCTGGATGCCTGCGGGCTTTCAGGGATGAATTTGGTCTTCTGCGGGCACACCTCTCCCGCTACGCTGCGAAACTTAGTCCATATTTTCCAAATCGTCAAGGATTTCTGATTTGGTCTTCTCTCGCTCGAACACCTTGTACGCCAGATGGGATCGGGTGGGCTCGCCAGATGTGCGCCCTCTGAATAGCGCCTTCCTGTGCTGGCGCTGGATTCGCTCATCGTCGAGCTGAGCCTGTGTTTTCGGAGGCTTCATACCGATGCCCTCTCGATCAAATCGCGTTCATACAGGATCGGCGCGAGCGCCCGCTTCGCCTCCTGGTAGATCACCTCCGGATCGCCGTCGAGTCGGATCGAGTTGAACACCTTTGCCCCGCCGCGCCAGTTGCGCATGACGGTCTGGATGGCGACGCGATAGCGCAGATCGAGCTTCTGAACGCACATTCCAACCGCCTCGCAGACCAGCTTGCGCGCGTTCGCCTGGGCACGGTCGGCTAGATCGTCCGAATCCTGCCAGCGCGTGCGGTAGTCGCGGCACATGGCCGACGCCCTCTCGTGGCCGAGCTTCGGCGTGTATTCGGCCTCGTAGTCGTACCAGTCGATGAGGAGTTCGTCGATTTCGTCGTTCATCACTTCCCCGTTTTCTCTGGCACGCCGAGTTTGTGAAAGGCGATCGCGCGCATATCCGCAAGGTGGCGCTCCGTCGACGCAAGCTGGCCCGCGCTGCCCGCGCCTTCGGTTGGTCTCAGGCCACTTCGCCAAAGCTCATCGATCAGTTGCTGCGCCTCGTCGTGCCCCAGCACCATCGTCGGCTCTACCCATGCTCCGTTCTCGACTGCCTCAAACTCGACCGGCTTCGCACATGCCGTCTGATTGCCGGGAAGCAACTGGCAGGCGAAGCGAACCTCTATCGATCCCCAATGCGTGCGCTGGGCGTAGATCCGCATGCTGTTTTGCAGATAGTTGGCCTTCATGTCGCTCCCCGTCCAAAACGCCACTCACCGCCCGGCCAGCGTGTCGCGCGAACGCTGCGCGCGCTCCGGATCGGCAGCTTGAACCATGCGTCGAACCAGCCCTTCTGCCACGACCACGACAGGCCGCAGACATAACCGCCCTCGTTGAGCTGCACGAACCGCCTCGATATGCGCCATGTTCCGCCGAATAAGTTCATCCCTTCCCCCGTTGTTTTCGGTCATCGTCCGCAGATGACCAGAGCGGCCGAGTGCGCGTCGGCGTGGCGTGGTGCTCAGTCAAACGCCGTCGTGAATGCAAACGAACTTCGTGCTCTGAACGGTCGAGTTGCTCAGCTTCGCGACCTCTTGCCCGGCCGTCTTGCACGCGTTCTCGTTGTAGAAGCGCGCCGTCGTAATCGACACGTCGTCGTTGTGCGACATGATTCCGGCGTGGATGAAGATCAGCAGAATCCAGCTCATCGTTATTTCCTCCCCGTCGCGGCGATGATTGTCACGGTGAACGCAACCAGCGCGAACAGCAGCACGATCAAGGCGATCGCCATGCCAACCCACAGCGGCGCCGTCACCCAAACCCATGACCAAGCGATAACGCCGCCGAGCTTCAGCCCGAGGAACAGCAGGAATAGCGCGAGGGGGAATGTGAATTTCATGTCTGGTTTCTCCGTTTGGTTTTCGGAGGAAATACACCCGATTTCGGGGCCTATTTCCTCCGGCCTTTATTGCGCTAAAAAACGGCCTATTTCGGCCTTGACTTATCGGACCCGCGTGTATCCATCCTCGAATGCCTTGGCCGGCGAGAACGACTTGTAGCCGTCCGCATAGACGACGTAGTAGCCGCCAGCGTGCGGCGAGTGCTTCAGAACGTAGTCGCGGTGAGAAACCTCGATCGGCGCATAGCCGGGCTCCTCGACGTCGAGCAGCCAGCTGCCTCCATCGAAGTTCGATTCGCCATCGGTCTGGCGGATGGCCTTGATCTTCAGCGCCCACACGCGCTTGTGGCATTCGTACTTGGGCATTTCAGTCTGAGCGCTCGACTTATCTCCAGCGTCAGTTATCGGACCCATGCCGAGCGCGACTGCATCGGCGTTGCCGGGGAATGTTGCGTAGCTCATGCTGCTTCCTCTGTGGTTGGGACTGCTTTGAACGCCACGCAACAAACTGCTGGCGAATGAATCGGTGAAACCGCTGCTCTGCCGCGCGGTCCTCGACAAGCTGCCGGCGGCTCTCGACGTGACACGCGGCCCGGATGAACGCCGCGGCTTCGTCGACGGTCGGCTCTCGCGGCGGCACCATGTATTGAGAGACGAAGGCGCGGAACTGAGGGTCGCGGGGCAAAGAGCCGGCGATCTGGAGGGTGTTCATCGGCGCTCCACTTTGGTAGCAACATCAGCGGCATCGATCGACAGCAGCTGGACGCGCGTATCGCCCTGGATCAAGCGACGCACGCGCCCGGCGGCTTCCTCGCTGGCCTGCCTGAGAACCTGCTCCATCGTGCAGTCAGGACCCCATGAGCCACATTGCACGCGCACTGAGACGGTGACGACCGCAGTCGTCGTGCTGTTGATCGTTGGCTTCATACGAAGCGCCTCATGCAAAGATGCGCATGGCGTACCAGCGCGCGTAGGCATCGCGCATCGTTGCACCGCGCGAAACAGCCGCCGTGCCGATGCAAAACCACTCGCCGTTGATCAGGGTCAGGCGTGGTCGCATGGTCAAACCTCCAAGGGATCAAAAAGGGATTGCGGAAGATCAAGCGCGGCCTGAGGCGCCGGCGCGTCGATCTGCGTGATGGTCACGATCAAGCGGGCCTCGCCATCGGGCTCTGCGCGCTCGGCAAGAATCCGGCGCACCCAGACGTCATCCTCAAACGCGACGCCCTTCATCGCGTCGAGCGTGACCTTGATCGCGTTGTCGAGGTCGATAGAGCGCACGCCGTCATCCCATGCGGCGCCGAGCTTGCGCTGACGCTTCTGCCAGTCCTGCGGGCGGTGCGGGTACAGCGTGAGCGCGACAGCGACGCGGCCGGCGAGCGGAGCACGACAGCCAGCGGCGCGCAGCAGGCGCGTGACGTCAGCCTTGAACGCCTTCGCCTCCGCCGAAACGTAGGTCATGGCGACGCCCTTCACGACGCGCGTGCGCCAGTAGACGTTTGCCGAGACGGGCCAAGGTAGCGTGACCGTCAACATGTCAAAGCCTCCAGACCGGTGCTTTGGGCGTGCGGAAATCGGTTCATGCATCTGCCTCCGAGAAGTGCGGTTGTCCGCGCTCCGGGCCTGTGACGGGCGCCAGCGGCGGTTGCTGGCCGATTTCGCGCACGATCTCGATGAGGCTTGATTCGAGTCCGCGGTCGGCATTGCCGCAGCGACGCAGCGAAACGATCTGGTCGACGAGCGGCTTTTGCCGGTGCAACTCGGCCGTGATCGCATCGCTGATAGCCGGATTGGCGTTGAAATGGCATGCGCAGTACCACTTGCCGCTGATGCCGTAGACGCCCAGCATCGGACAGCCATAGGCGGCGCAGGTGTCGGACGTCTGTTCGCTCATGCGTGGCTCGCGCGGTAGGCAGCGACGAGACGGGCGGCGGATTGCTTGCCCGCGTCGAGGATGGCGCGTTGCATGGCCGCTTCATGCTCACGAGCGCGCGCGATCTTCTCGGCGGTGCTCGGAATGCCACCAACCATTGCGCGCAGCCGTGCTAGCCCTTCCTCGGCCTTGCGCGGGTCATCGGTGGATGCTGGCGCGGCCAGCGCGGGCACGACCGCCTGGGCATGAGCAATCGACAGACGGCCAGTACGAACGGCGTCGCTCGCCGCGGCTTCGCGAAGCGCCGGATCGTGGCCCAGCGACATGAGCCATTGCGGCTTGGCACCGGCAGCGCGCGACTTCTCGACGAGGCGCTCGTATGCCGCCTTGAACGCCATACGCGCGCCGACTTCATCGCCGCCGTCGAGCACCGCAGATGCGATCGAGAAAGCCTCTGCGCATTCCTGCGTCCACACGACCGTGTCGCGCTCGTCGCGGCTGCGCAGTGCGATCGCCCATGCTTCGTTGGCATCGGGCCGGCCGTCCGACTCCTTCGGCAGGCGCGTGACGACGTCGGCGGGCACCGGCGGGAACTTGCTTTCGCGCATGTGCTGCGACAGCGCGGCGCGCACCTGCTCGATCGAATACGGCTCAAGGATCGTGAACCACAGCGAGAGCGACTCAACCGGCGGCAGCGGCTTGAGCAACGTCGCGTAGCAGAGGTTGAGCGTCTTGACGAATTCGGCTTTGTCGGCGTTTTGCATGGCTCAGTGCTCCATGTCGATAGTCATCGGATCGTGGGCAGCGCCCGGCGCATCAGCGAGGAATGCGGCTATCACGGCCTCGTTGTGCGCCAGCACGCCGTTCGCTTGACCGTTGGCGCGCGGTGGCGTCGTGTCGTTGGCGATGAAGCGGTCGATCTGGTCAGCGCTACGGAAGATCAGATCGAGGCCGTTGTACTTTTCGCCGCGGTCGTTCTGGCCCATGTTGTGCGGCGTGAGCGAGCAACCACGAACAGCCTTGCAAAGTTCTGCGGGCGTGTAGCCCATGTCGAGGGCGCGCTTTATCGCCTTGCGTCGCTTGTCGTCCAGCTTCGAGCGCGGTGAGTCCATGCGCTTTTGCCAGTACGCGAAAATCTCGTCGGCGACGTGTGATTTCGGATTCGAAATCGACAATGGGTTTTGTGCCTGCTCTTGTTCCTGTTCCTGCTCCTGTTCCTGCTCTTGGCTTCGATGGGGCTTGGAAGGGGCTTCCGAGGGGCTTAGGTCAAAAGCCTTCATTTCCCTCTTTTTCGTGAGGTTGAAGGCCGTCTGATATTTGTCGAAGAATCCCGCCAGATAAGGGTTTTCAGGCAGCGCGTTGTATTCGTTCTGGACACCGACAGAGCGCTTGTCGCTCGCAGAAAGGCTCTCGGCAATCTGATAACTTGCCATTTCGAACACCCAAACCATTTCCGACCCGGCGTCGTAGGCGCAGAACCCGCATTCGATACAGCTTCGAAGCCCCTTCGAAGCCCCTTCGAAGCCCAATCCGGTCTCGTGAGCGATCAACAATTCGGGCTGGTAATACAGGCCGAGCATGTTCGAGTGCGGTGAAGTCATCAGGTAAAGACCGACTACCACCGCTTCGGCGCCCGCTTTCTTCAGCTTCTTGCCGGTATCGCCGATCCAGAATTTCGGACTGACCTTCGAGTAGTCGCGCATGGCCTATTTCTCCGCCATGCCAGCAATGCGGCCGGCCAGACCAAACACGGTGCGCACATGCTTCCAGACTCGGTCCTTGAGGCGCTGAACCTCCCGCTGCTCGACGCGGCCATCAGCGAAGATGGCATTCACCTCGCGGCCAATGTCACCGTTCGTCTCCCACGTCTGCGCCATCAGCTCGATCACATCAGCGTCAGCGCAGTTCTCAGGCGTGGGCAGTTCGATCACGACCAGGCCAAGCTCGCGCGCCCACGCTTCGAGAATCCGGCGGTCGCCAGTGATCTCCGTCATGCGCACCGCTTCGACGAGAGTCAGGTGATTGCGGTTGTCGGGGCCGCGGTTGAGCACCACCTTATTGCGCAGCAGCGCGCCGGAAGAAAGGCCCATGCGCAGCGCGAGCGCGTCAGTGCCGCCGTGCTGGTAGTCGTGCGCAACTGCGTGCGCCGCGTCGGTTGTATTCAAGATTGCTCCGAGCGTATGTGGTGCAGTGCAGCGCCGGTCTTTACAGTCCGATGCAACACCAATAAAAAAGCGGGGAACCTACTCATGCGGACAGCCACGCAGCCATCGGGACGGCGTCTACTCGCCATCATCCAGCCCTATTCCCGCCATCCGGTCGAGCCGCGCGCGATGTAATCTGGCCAGACGGTCGCGGCCGTGCACGTGGATCATGATCAGATCGCGCATGTACTCGGAGATGCTCAATCCTTCGACCGTCGCAAGCCGACTGAACTCGTCCTTCGTGTCGTCGTCGACGATCGTCTTGATCTCGGCCGTGAGCTTGCCGAGCGTGCCGCTGGTGCGTCCTCGTGCCATTGCCTCACCTATCTGTTTGTCGTTCACTTGAAGTGCCCCCGGTGGAGCATGTGTGTCGTTTGCCGGGCGCCTTCGTGGACGCTCTCGGATAGCGCTGCTGGTCAGGCGGCGGCTTGTTCGGCTTCTGCGGGGGCGTACTTCGCTCGCTCTGCGTGCACGCGCTGGATCGCGAGCAGAGCGGTCGACGAACAGTTCTTGCCGTTGAGGATGCGATTGACGGTCGGCTGAGAAATGCCGAGCAGCTTCGATAGTGCGATTTCGCCGAGCTTCGTCGTCGTTTTGATCTCGGTCAGCAGCTCCGAAGGGGTGCGCGTATCCATGTCGATTTCCGTAAGTTATTCACCTATACAGAAGTCTATACGACGATGAATAGATCCGTCAATGCGGGAATGGATAGGAACTTGCCGGCCCATTATTCAGTTGCGTATATTCCAGCCATGGATATTGCGACGCGCCTCGACGAGGCAATGAAGACTAGGGGATTCGAAAGCCAAAGCGCGCTTGCTCGCGCTTCTGGCGTTCCTCAGCCAACAATCAATCGGATATTGAAGGGAGTCACGCCGAACCCGGACCTGCAGAACGTCAGGAAATTGGCCCAAGCCTTATCGGTCAACGTTGAGTGGCTGACAGATGGCGCGGGCCCGGGACCCAATTCACCGAAAAGTGCGCACAAAGTACCTCTTTCCCAGGAACTGGGAAACGTTGCCGTCTGGGACAATCCGGAGGACTTGGAGCCGGACGACGAACGAATCTGGATCGACCGCTTCGATTATCACTTTTCGGCGGGGGATGGCTTGATCCAGTGGGAAGTTCGTGAAAAGCGAGCGCTGCCCTTCAATTCAGCGTTTTTCAAGGCGAAGGGCGTCAATCCGAAGGATTGCAAGCTCCTCATATCGCGCGGCGACAGCATGGAACCGTACCTGTATGACCGTAATGTGTTCATGGTGAACACGGCCGCGACCAGCATCCGCGACGGTGAGCGGTACGCGATTTACTTCAATGATGAGCCGCTCGTGAAGCAGGTATTCAAGCAGGCCGGCGGCGGCTTGGTCCTGCATTCATACAATCCGGCCTATCCAGACAAGATCGTTGCGCCTGAGCTGCTGCAGTTCGTGCACATCGTTGGCGAAGTGATTTACCGGTCGGGATGAGAGACCATGCTCAAAAAAATAGCCGTTGGCATCGTGACCGCGGCAGCCATGTCATGCGCTTCGGCTGCAAATTGGCAGCCGTTTTTCGCAGGAAACGATGGGTCGACCTCTTATGTCGAGGCAGCATCGCTGGCGACCCGAAGCGGCTTTGCCCGTGTCTGGACCTATATCACCTACCCAACCCAACAATACGAACCGTCCTTCGGGTTTTTTTCTTCGCTAAGACAGCAGTTTCTAGTGGACTGCAAAAATCGGCAGTTTTCCCTCCTTCAAGCCCAGTCTTTTAGCGGCCCGGAACTGAGGGGCGCCCAGTCTGGCCAGTTGATGAACACCGATGCTCAGGCGAGAGCGTTTCTCACTGACCCAGCACCCGGCAGCATGGGGGAGTCAGTCGTTAGTCTTGCCTGCGCGCGATAGTCCATCTTCTGCTGTGCGATTTACCGGTCTGGGGCGCCGGGTTGTGCCTAAAGATATCCAAAAACAATCGAAGAGACCATGAAACGAATAGCGATTTTCGCACTGCCGGCACTCCTTACCGGCTGCATGACCTGGGGTGGTTTTCAACAAAACTTGGGGACGCTTATCGGCGAGCCTCTAGACGTTGCAATCAATAGGCTCGGCTACCCCAATGCCGAGCGTCAAATCGCTGGCCACCACGTCTATGTATGGTCCTCCAACTCTACCGGCGTAATCGCGATGCCCCAGACGACGTATGGCACTGCGACTGCCTTTAACCGATTCGGCACCGCCCACGTGGTCGGAAATACGACCTCCTTTGTACCAATGGCAGTCGGGTATAACTGCGAAATCGACTTGGAGGTTGATACGGCCGATCGGATCAGGTCGTACCAGTACAACGGCAATATCGGGGGATGCAGAGGCTACAACCGGAGACTATCCCAATAGTCAAGCCGGGACGCTCCCGACCAACGCCTCCCTACGGGAGGCTTTTTTTCGTCAAATTCTATTCATTGATGTATTGACACATCTATTCACTGTCGTATAATTCATCTCAACAACACGACACGAGGTGACCAGATGCTCTACACCGATTTCGACCGCCTGCGCAGCGCGCGCCACGCTTCGAACTACATCCTCCGGTTCGTTTCGCACTTCGACCAGTACGTCAACTCGCGCCTTGTGCGCTCGGTTGGCTATGACCAGATCGTGTGGTGCTGACATGAACATGATCGACAGCAAGCAGATCAAGGCGATGGCGGAGTACGAGATCGACCGCGCCAAGGCCAAGCTCGACAACGCGATTGATAGCGAGGAGTCGAGGGACGAAATGATAGCCGCGCGCACGCAAGAGCTGATCGTCAAGCGCATGGCAGAAATGTCTCCCACCGACATCGTGTGCGGCCTCCAGAGCATCACAGAAGCCGCTGCTAGCGTCATGCGGGCTCACGTGCTGGCCGGTGACATGGCCGTCGTCGGCGTCATGGCCCGCGCGCTGATTCACATGTTCATCGAGCAGGACAGCGAGGTCATAGCGATGGAATGGATGGCAAAGATTGATCGTGAACTTGCTTCGTGGGAGCACTGAAATGGAACGCGACGAATTTATCAACGCGACTGGCGGCCCTGCTTTCCCGTCGACCATAGAAGAGAACAAGCCGGGATTCATCTACTTGGGCATGACGCTCCGGGACTACTTCGCGGCGAAGGCGATGCAGGGAATGCTGTCCCAAGAGTGGAAACCTTCTGATTTCACCGGGGCAAACGATGCGGCCGCAGACGCATACGCGATCGCCGACACCATGCTCGCCGCCCGAGGTGCCGCATGAAGCCCACCGAGCGCGACCTGCGCAGCATCGACCAGGCATACGGCTTTCTCGCCGGCCTTGCCGCGATGGGTGCCGTCACCGTGATCCTGCTTCTGCTTTCTGCGAGACCGACATGCTAAAGAACCTCGACCTCCGCCACATCAAAACGAACGTGCGCCTCTCACGCGCTGAACTGGTGGACTCGCA